CTGCACCTTTGAAATCATATATACTTTGATTTTTATCACCCAAAATACACATTGTGTATTCTTTTTTATTATGTGATGTGATTTTACATATTAATTTAAAAAATAATTCATAAATGTCCTGCGATTCATCCAGTATTATTATATCATAATCAAAATAAATTTTTTTCTTACTCTTTAATACTTTTTCTATTCCTTTATCTGTAGGACATTTAATTTTAAATTGTCTTGTGCAAAACCCATGATATGTATATGCTTCCATGTTTGAAATATTGTGTTCTTTTATTTTTTTTTTAGTTTCATCACTTAATTTTCTATTAAATGTCAATAAAAGAATTTTTTTGTCTTTGTGCTTTTTTGCAATAAATATATTTGTTGTTGTTTTTCCACTTCCAGGAACACTATCTACTACAATGTTGTAATTTATAATATTATTTACAATATCCATTTGTTCATCACTCGCTTCCATATTTTTGAACTATTTTATTATATTTTGCTGTCTTTAATACATTTTTATATTTAGATGTGTAAATGTATTAAAGATATCAAAATATAATGGAGTAGTTAGAATAATGAACAACATAAATGATTTAATTGGAAAAAACATTTTAATTTTTGATTTAGAAACCTCAGGACTTCCATCAAAAAAACCATATTTTGCTACTGGAATTGATGAATTTTATGAACCGACAAATTTAGAAAAATATAATAGTTCTAGAATTGTGTCGTTGGCATATACATATATTAAAAATTTTAATTTAGACTCGTTGAATAAATCGGTTATAAAAACATATGTTCGCAAACCATTTGATTTTATAATTAGCAAAGAAAATAGTAAATTTCATGGAATCACACACAAAAAAGCAATTTTAGAAGGAGTAAAATTAAGTAATATAATATCTGATGGCTTCACACATGATTTGGCAGATTGTGATTATGTGGTTGGACATAATATTTTATTTGATATTTTCGTATTACTTAGCGAACTACATAGAATGAAATTTAAAAATACTTATGAAAATTTAAAATTTCATTTGGACAAAAATAAATATTTATGTACTGGAGAATTGGGGCGTGATATTTGTAAATTATCTACTAAAATTAAAAAATACAATTATAAAATGCCTAAACTTGAAGAACTTTATAAAAATTTTTATGATGACAATAATATAATATTTCATGATGCTGAAAATGACGTTAGAGCAGTCGTTAGAATATTGGCAAAGATAATTGCTCAAAAATAAATGTAACACTACAATATAACATAAATATTCTAGTTTTAAGATTTAATAATTCTATAAATTATTTTATAAATGTTATAATTGCGAATTTTAGATTAATGTAATATTTTTTGTAATTTTATCACATGACATATAACATTTAAAATTTTTAGTCAGTTTTATTTTCGCCACACATATCTATTTCATTCATTATTGCAATTACTTTTTTTATTTTGTTATTTACATTATTTACATCATTTACATCATTTATATCATTTACATTCTCTTCAATATTCTTCTTTTTAGCGGAAGCATTTATATAATCAAAACATTCATCATCAGATGATACATCAGTATTTTTATAATCCTCCCCAGACACATTTTTGTCCAAATTGTGTAAATTGGAATTTGTATGATTGTATCTCCAAAAATAATCATCAATTGTATTTATGGAACTATTAAATTTTTCAATTTGATATTCTTTTAATATATCATCGTCCAACACATTTGTATCAATATTTGATGTTTTTTTATCGTTGTTATCAGAAATAAATTTATTATCATCAAGTAAAAAATTAACATTATATTTATCTCCACATATCATATTTTTCACAATCTCGTTTTTATTAATTTTATTTTTTGATATTAAATTTTTAATAAACTTAATAGTATTATCATTCAACATCACAGATATTGTGTTTATTTTACTATAATAGTTCACATTATTAAATAAAAAAACTCCATAATCTAACATATTAATTTCACATGTTATACGTTGGTAATAAGGAATCAAATTCTTTTCAGTCAAATGTATTCCAAATTGACATCTCTTTATTATTTTACCATTCACATTTTCTTCCTCTAATTCGGAAACACATTTACCATTTAACAAGTCATTATAACAAATTTTTAATTCTTTTACACATACACCAAATTTACAATTATATCCACCAGGACATTTTTTATTCATACAATTTTTACATTCTTTTGTAAAAATCATTAATTCCTCAAATAATTCTTTATTTTCTTTAATGTTTATATTACTCAAATCATTTGCCACATATATCATATTGTGAATGAATTCTCTATTGGGTTCTTTTAATTGTTCATTTATATTATGCGCAAACATACATTTATTTTTATATACACACTTCATATTATTGACTATATTGTAACATAATAATTTTTTAAAATTATTTTTTTTATATTTTTCCATCCTTGTTAATAAATATAATATTTTTTTTATATCAGTATTTTATATTATTAATACATTCATTATGAATCAAAACAATTTATTAGATGTCGTAAAATTTATGAAAGAAAATAAGACTTTTTCCGATTTTAATTTTATTAATGATTTTATGTCTAATCTTAACTTTACAAAGTATAGATTCAATAATAACCGTCCAACTAATACTAAAACTGGAAATTATTCTAAAATGATTGGAGGAACTACAAATATGAATGATTCAATCGACACAACCCAAGTGCAAGAACAACCAAATGAACAAACACATGAACAAACACATGAACAAATGCAAAGTATGGATCCAACTCCTGTTTTACCACTGGGCGAACAACCACAAATACTTTCCCCAATAAATAATCAAAATCAAATGATACCCTTTATCCCCAATAATAATGTTCAATCTCCAGACGCTAATGCACAATTATTATTACAAAATGATCAAATACAAATGAATCCTGTAACAAACAGTCAAATGGTGGAATCTATACCTGAGCCAATACCTGAAATAGAAGAATTGAACGATGAAATAAATGATTTTGGCAATGAAACATTGAACATCGGAGTCAATCCAGGTGCTGAATGTGTTTACAAAAAAATCAAAAATGTAGATGGTACTTATATTACACAAAAAATATGTGGTCAAAAAATTGTCACAATGCCTGATATGTTTTTACCAAAACCAACGTTCATGTACAGTGGCACAAACACTTATACTATTAAAAAGGGTACAATATTGTATCATGCCACAGTTCATAAACGCGGATTTAACACAAAAGAAATAAGACTTGGAAAAGACAAACTAATATCTTTTTTTACTCCAAATTTTAGACTAGCATCTGACAAAATTGAGGGTTGCAGTATTGATAAACAAAAAGGATTTATACATGTATTTGAAGTAAAAATAGATATTCCAGATATTGTTATAAAATTACCTTATGATACTGATGAAGATTTAAATTTAGACGAACTAAAAGATAAATTTTGCAATAGTAATGAATATTATAAGGGTGTCGGGTTTTTTTATCCTAAAAACGAAATTGAGTTATTTAATAATTCCGTATTTAACCAACGTACACAAGAAATGCACGAAAATTTAGATGATGATAGCTATTATTCAGAATTTGCATTATGTTCCCCCAATGATTATTTGAATTATTTATATTCACAAAAATGTATGAGTTTGCGCAAATTAAGTCAACCTTATAGATTTGACGGAAAAAATTATAATTGAGTATTTGGTGTTTTTATTCTTTTGGAAATTTAAAATTTATGGTTCATTTTCATAACAATCTAAATTTTTAATATAATAATTGACTGTGATATTTTCTAATGTAAAAAATTGTTTAATGTGAAAAATTGTTTAATGTGAAAATTTTTAATGTGGAAAATTACATTAAAATTTTTTTATTTGATGTGTTATTTCTAATATTTTGTGTAATTAGTATATTATTTAGAATATTATCAATTATATTATTTATAAAAAAATAATTATGTTGCTTTTATTTATAAATGAGTATCAATTTAATCAACTACAAAAAAAATAAACTAATTTTTAATGAAATTATCGGAGATAAATATAAAATTAAAAAAGATACACATGACAAAAATTATTTGTTCATTTATTCAAATAATAAAGTAATAAAGTGCAAATATCTCTTATTTTTAACAGAAAAACATTTAAAAAAATCACAAAATGAAACAACTGCTTTGCCAGACAGTTTAATAATATGGTCCGACTCTAATCCATATATTGATCAATACACACGAGAAATTAGTTCAATCGTGAGAGAAACTTTACTTACACACAAAAAATACATACTTTCTCAAAATAATCAGTTAATTTTAAAAAGTGATTTACAAGATTTGGTTAACAGTTTAATTAAAAATCAATATAATTTTTTAGATAAATCTGCAAAAAGCATCAATTGCAATTGGGTATTAACGTCCAGTCAGGAGAATATAACTGAATACTATATGATAACTGATATTATTTATTACTAAAAAAATATATATTTTTATTATAAATGAATCATATATATGTGTATAATCAATTATTAAATAATAAAATTAATAAGTTAGTCGAAATTGGCAAAGAAAAACAATATCCAAACACTTGCAAAAAATGTAAAAAAAAATTCAATAATAAATATAAATTTAAAACATTTTCATTTACGGAAGCAGATATTCATCAACTACTTGCACATAATTTTATTGATTATGAACTTTATGAACAAATTATGAAATATAAAATACTTACTGACAACATAGACTACAATTTATTCAATACTAATGAACTTAATATAATAGACGGTCTTTACGAAGAAGGAAGCAATAAAATATATATAGATAAAAAAAAGAATATATTTAATTCTAAAGATAATAAATTCTCAGAACATTATGGTCTTTTATATTTTTCTAATACTAAATTAGAAAAAGTCGTAGTTCAAATAAATTCCAGAGTTGAGAAAGATGATCCATCAATTTATATGCCACAAAATTCACAGGAAGCTTTGAAAGTTGATTATATTTTTCATACACATCCAAAAACTCCTTATTTAGGGTCTCGTATGTCTATATCAATTTTATATGAATTTCCATCAATAAGTGATATAATACATTTTATTGAACATCATAATAGAGGGATTTTGCTTGGTTCATTAATAATAGCTCCGGAGGGAATTTATAACATAAGAAAAAATATATTTAATAGAGATAAAATAAAAATAGATTATGATATTTTTTTATCTGAAATGGAGGATATTTATGTCGACTGTTATCAAGAATCAATGGCTATATATTCAGATTTAAAAGAACTTGAAAAAACAAATGGAGAACATAAAATACCAGAAAAAATATTTTATAAAAATATTGCAAACAATCTTGAATTTATTAAAAAAATTAACTATGTGTTAGAAAAATATGATGTAACCATAGATTTTTATAACAGAATATTTTTAGACCAAAAATGGATATTTCCAACAATATATTTACCAAATATCAATTCTTTTTAATTTTTATCAAAAGAATATATAGAACCAATATTATTTGGAATTAAGTATATTTAATCTTATTTTGATGGGTTTACTATCGAATAGCCAAATAATAAAATTATTTATAGAAAGATTATTTCTATAAATCATATTTTTATAAATAATCAAATTATTATATATATTCATATTATATAATATATGAATCAATTACAAAAAATTATCGTTATATTAATTGTTATTGTTGTAATCGGATATGCTTATGATAAACAATACGGTCTTTCTGTGCCTCTATCTGAAGGATTTTTGGGACAAACACAAAATTTTGCTTACACAAATAAAAATAATATTGCAAATCAATTAGAATATGGAAGTAAAAATATGACCGGAATGTATCATGAAGATTTACCTCTTGAAATGGGACCTTCACAAGATTCAGGAGTAAATGAAAATTCAAGAACTGATATTTTTGATCAACGAGGCTACAAATGGACTGAAAATGCAAAAAATCCACAAGTTGACGAACTAACTTGGAAAATAGATAATCAACAATTAAAACAAAATTTCGAACGTACTTATATGTTGGATCCTGATGGTTCAGTCGCTCAATATGACGTGACTTATAACAAAATTAGCCCTAATTGTTGTCCAGCTCAATATTCCCCTCCTTTTAAACTTACCGATAAAGATGAAAGTAATTGCGATTATGCACAAAAATATGTAGCAAACAATTACTCAGGAATGAACTTTGCTGATGGATATGGTTGTGTTTGTATGACACCTAAACAAGCAAATTTCTTTGGTAACAGAGGAGGTAATACCGAATAAATATTTTTCAATGTAGCAAATCATTATAAAATATAATTCATTTTTTCAGTTAATATTTTTTAATATTATAAAATATTATTAAATTATAAAATATTATTAAATTATAAATATATTTTTTTCATTTGTTATATATATATATATTTATACATATGTTGTCCACTGAAGTTATTGTAACTGCGGTAGTTGCCGTCATCATTTTTTATCTTATTTTAGGATCAATATTAGCCTTCACTTGGAACAGATCTGTAGCAAAAGTATGGGGAAGTGATCATACCCTTGGAGTAATTGAAGCCATATTTTTACTTATAACAATGAACATTTTATTCGGTACTTTCAGTCATGGCGCGATGGTTATGTACAACAATGGTACAGACAAAATTAAAGACAATAGTAAAGATTATACTAAAAATCTATAAAATAAAATTTATGTGTAATGTTGATTTATGTTAAAAATAGCTATAAAACATTCATTTTTTTTTAATAATATAAAATTTAAGAATAATATTAAATTTTAAAATATGAAAGATTTTTTTTTTCCAATTTTAAATATGTTTATTACACATTTAAAAGTTATAATATATTAAATATATATAATGGATTTTAGATATTTGACCGAAACAAAAAACGAATTTAATAATTTTCTTTGTGGGATTTTGGTACCACATTTATATAATGGAATATCAGGCATGCTAGAATATTCAATTCAAACTTACAACATGCTAGAAGAAAAACAAAAAAAAAATAAAAATATACAAAATCCCGGAATTATCAATATATTCAAAATGTGCTTGAATGATGTTTCCAGTATTAATAACAATGAAATTGAAAATGAATATAAGAGAATTAAAGAAAAATCTGGTTGTGCAGATTGGTTTGATAACTTAATAAAAGCCTCTTTTAAAAGTTATGTTTTATTTTTGACTTGGGATCCAAAAACGTCTAATTCTAAATTTTCTGAAAATGATTTATATGACAAAATATCACTCAAGGATTTTATTCATAAATGTTATATTGAAACATGTGAATATTTTAAAGAAAATCCTGAAATTTTTTTAAAAAAAAATGCTAAAAAAGAAATTTTTGATGTTATTAAAACCTGTATAGAATCTGCAATAAGAAAAACATTACCTTATAATGAAATTATTCAAGAATTTTTGAAAATTAACTTTACGGCAGATACTGATCATAACGAAAAAAGTAAAAAAGAAATCGATAATATTAAAAATTTGGTCTTTCGATTTATCTCACAAAATAAATATGGAGCCCGACCAACAGGAAAAGCTTTAATAAGTGATTCCTCGGATAAATATTATGATAAATATGAAGAAGATCCAGGATTCGGAAGAAAGGAACTTGAAGAATATATAAATATTGGAAATGGTTTGCCTATTGATCAAAATGGACAACATGGACAACATGGACAACATAGACAACACGGACAATATGAACAGTATGGCGGAGTAACTAATTCTGAAAATTCTCATCAAAAAGAAATTTTTAGACCACATTCTGCAACTAATTCTAGACATAATTCACTTAAAAGTAAATCTGATTCAGATACATCAGATAATTTTCAAGTACCACAAATGAGTAATAAAATAAGTAGATCATCACGCTCTGCAAATGGTTCTACAAACAAATATTCAGATAGAGATAATTTTAGTAAAAGCAGTAAAACAAGTAGAACAAGCAGAACAAGGTTACATAATCTACAATCTGGGGAAGATTCAGAATCAGAAACAGAATTAGGCACAGGTTATAGAGAAATAACAAATGATGATAGCCATGTACAATATTACGAACAAAATGGAGGAGAACCAAATATTACATCGACTGCTCATGTAATGACTCGTTCTGAAGCAAAACATAAAGAATTGGATTTAGTAATGAACGATACACAATCAAAAACGAATGATACTAACGGAACTGGAACTAATAGAACTAATGGAACTAATCTTACAAGTGAAACAAGTGAATCACACAATCATATAGACAGTCCAATGCCAATTAAGAAAAATAATGTAGATAGAATTTATGAAGAAGTTAAACCTAATAAAATGACAGGCGGAAATATTCCAAGAAGAAAAATTCAAATTATAAAAAATAAATCAAATTCAATACACGACAAAGTCAACAATATGAATAATTTTTTCAATAATTTGATAAGTAATTAATTATTAAAATTTTTATTAAAATATATTTAATATTTATATAAAATAATAAATATAAATGACTGACGATACTATAGATTATTGTAGACAAATTATGATTAACCACGTTTTAATAATAATTATATGCCTTTTTATTGTGGTATACATCGTAATAAACTATAATGTGATTTATGAAGGCAATGTTTATGGAGGAAATTTACCTAAAACATTCATTATCACCGGAATTATTTTTTTAATTTTATATGTGTTTTTAGTTTGGGACGATGAGGAGGACCATGAATCAAATGCACAAGATGAGGATGTTGTTTTTGTGCCAAAATATAAAATTGCAAATAAATTAAATATAAGGGAAAATAGCACTGATAAAAAACAAATACTAGACACTAAACAAATACCAGACACTAAACAAGCAGATTTTACAATACAAAATAAATATAATAATAAATTTGTTAAAGATAATACAAGCAATGGACAAGAAAATTCAAATATTTTTATATCGAATAAAAATAAATCCAAGTTCGGAATTAAATTTTAAATTTATACAATGCTTATATTATACAGTGTTTTTCATGTGAAAAATAACTTTTCGTTATTCATATGAATAATGCTATACATTCGGAAATTTTAATATGATTAATTAAACAATATTTTTTGTTCAACATTCGAATTCTTTAGTAAAGTTTAATAAAGAATTTTATTTATTATACAGAATTTTTCATGTCAAAATAACTCGAATTTTCATACGAACCAATACTGCCTTTGGAAATTAAAAATGACGGAAATATTAAGAGATTTATTTATCTTTCCATAATTGTGATTAGTTATAAATTTTTTTTTAAATAATAAGTATATAAGACATGAGCAAAATTAAAGCCGTTAGACTCGATGGAAATCAGTCTTTACCAATTAAGGAGTTTAAACTTGAATCAATGTGTGAAAATCCTGCGATTGTAATGATTGCAAAGAGAGCTAGTGGTAAATCTTGGGTTTGCAGATCTATTTTGAAACATTTCAAAGATATTCCAGTAGGCTTAATTATAGCTCCTACAGAAAAAATGGCAACTCCTCCTTTTTATTCTGATTTTTTCCCCGATTCATATATTCATTATGATTATAGAAGTGATATTATTGAAAAATTATTAGTTCGACAAGATATTATGATTGAAAAATGCCAAGATAGAGAACAACAAGGAAGACGTCTTGTAGATCCAAGGGGATTTATTCTTATGGACGATTGTCTTAGTAAAAAAGGTGCTTGGCAAAAAGATCAACCTATTATGGAATTATTATTTAACGGGCGTCACTATAGATTGATGTATATGTTGACTATGCAGTTTCCCCTTGGCATTAGTCCTGAACTAAGATGTAATTTTGATTACATTTTTTTACTTAAAGAAGATTTTTATTCTAACTTAAAAAGATTATATGACCACTATGCAGGAATGTTTCCAACATTTGATTCTTTTAGAATTGTATTTAAAGAACTCACTAATAGTTTTGGATCAATGGTAATTGTAAACCGAGGTGCATGTGATAGTTTTTTAGATAAAGTTTTTTGGTATAGAGCACAAAATGATCCAGTTGGTATGATCGGATGTGAACAATTCCTTAAACATCATGAAAATAATTACGACAAAGGATGGAAAAAAAAGAAAAAAAACCTTGACATTATGGATATAGTTAATAAAAAAGGAAAACAGAAGGCGCCTGAATTTAAAATTGACAAAGTCGGTTATAAAAAATAATTATTTTCATTTCTACGCGAAATTATCGTCTAGAAATTTTTTCTTATATCAATATCAATATATAGATAGGTTTCCGTTCTTGATATGAATCAAAACTGCACCTAAATATTTTAGTTCAATTAAATAAATTTATTCAATGTGTTTAATGTGTTTAATATTCTATTATCAATATTGAACAAATAGTTATTATTAGTATTAACTTACATTTGACTTATATAAAATTTATCTATTTTATCTTTCATTCTAGATTGATCTATATTGATTGAATCAATCCAAACTGAAGGTTGTGTAAACATCGTTTTAAAAATTTCCGAAACATAAATTGGAGATTCTTCGTCTTCTTTCAATGTTCTAGGAATGTATTTATATACTATATTTTGTTTAAATCCTTCTTCTTGGTTAAGTATATAATATGTGACCAGTAATATAATTCCTGTTATTAGGGAAATTATAAAAAAACCTTTGATCAAATTCATTTGTATGTGAATATAAAATAAGAAATATATTAATTTTTCTACTGGAAAAATCTAATTTGATTCTATGTCATTTTCATATGACAATGTTGCACAGTTATAGAGCCTTATAATACATTCGCCCTAATATAAAAATAATTTTCTAAAAAAATTTCTTCAGAAAATTATATTTTTTGCTTACTAAAAAATACTCTAAAAAGTAAAAAAATTCAAACACAATTAATTTTAATTAGATTTTAATTTTGCATACAATTCATTAATTGCACTTAATTTATCTTCCAATCCTACCAAAGAAGCTTTTGTATTTTCAAGTTGTTCCTGTAATTTTTTCTTTTCAGTTTCATTGGTTTCTAACTCTCCCAATGTGTTGTCTGGTTTTGTACTGGACGCTGGAACTGGGGTAGATGCCGAAGAACTTGAATTTTCTACAGATAGAGATGGAGTTTCTGCAGTTGTATCTGTAGGTGTTGGTAGTTGTGAACTCGTTGGGGTAGATGCCGAAGATTGAGACACAACGCCTAATTCTGGATTGATTGGCGCACTATGTTTCCCGGTCACTACATTTGCACCTTGCAACATCTCCTCTTTTCTTTGTTTTTCGTCTACTTCTTCTTCATGAAGTGCTTCTTTATAAGATTTCATGTATTTGTTCAAAGATTTTTCTCTGTAGACTTGGTCTTCAGAACCCATATTAGATACATCGACATCAAATGGTAACCACTTTCCTAATTCTCCTACAAAAACATGATGAAATTTATCTATTTTTTGTAATTGTTCGGCTCTGGCCGCCGCTTCAGAATATTCCTCATAAACACCTCTGACTTTTATCCCCAAAATTTTTTGATCTTTATACTGTTCTCTTTTGCTTTCTGGAAAACAATTGGGAGTTAACATAGATAATACAACCCAATTTTGTTTTTTAACCGAATGTCTAAGAGGTTTATCTTCATCTAAATAATCTTCTGTTGGAAATTCTTCTTTTGGTTGATTTTCTGGACTCATTATATAACAATTATTAATTGATTATTATTTAAATCATTTTTCAACTTTATAAATAAAAGTGGTGATTTTATAATTGAAAAAAAATATAAAACATAGATAAATAATACAAAAAAATTACATACATTGTTTTTTATATGAATCGGTTTTCCGTTATTCTTCTGAAAAATGTGGTACTTATTTCATATTTTTTACTACTTGATATTTTTCAAAGTGAGAATTATATTAGAAATAAATGTAAAGAAACTAATTTATATAGAAACTGAAATTATTGGAAAATTCGAATCTAAAATATAAAAGAGCACTGAACTAAAAGTACATATCAATAATATAAATTGAACTTTTGATAAATTATCATTGTTCGCGAGTAAAAAATCTAAAAAACAATATGTGGAAATAAAATTAATTAGAAATTTCATCATTCTTGACAGATAATAATTCTTATAGTCAAAATCGACGTTCTTTTCATTTATAATTTTTTTTAAATTTTCTTCCTTTTCACTTGACATTTGGTTATTGACTGAATTCATTTTATAATATATCTTTATAAAAAAGTTTTACATAAAATAGCCATAATTATTTAAAAATATTTGTTTCGAGAAAATTAACCAAATTACGATAAGAATTTGTAATAAAATTTAGTGTTTTTACATGAAAAGCTTCCGCACGATTAAGGCATATAAAAAAAAGTCATTTTGATATGAAAAAAGCTGTGCGATGTTAGTTCATATGGCCAAGAATCCACAAATAGATTTTAGTTACAAAATAACTTTCATTTTGATATGAAAATAAGCTGCACAGTTATTTTATATATGAATTATAGGAATCTATTCATATATAAAACACTGCGCATTTATTGAATTTACTGCTGCGGGGGTGTACGAATGTACAGTGTTGATTCATATGAAAAGGTGCCCATCATTCATATGAAAAATGTAGTATTTAATTATAAAAAACTCATTAGAGATATTTTTATAATAAAAAATAAAATAAACACGATTACAAAAGCAAAAACCAAAGTTTATTAAAAGAATATTTTTTCAAACACTAGGATAAAATTGCCATTTTAGATCTTGACATATTCCTTTCCATATTTGGTCTTGATTTCTTAATTTTTGTCTTGATTTTAGTAGAGGGAAACATTTGATAAAATCATCGAGTTCCAATAATTGACAAAATTTGTGTAAAACATAAGAATATGATAAAAAATTTATTCTGTCTGGTGGACAATGTCTGTCGAATGGTTCTTGAATTTGATCGAACATTTTTTTTAATTTATCTTCTGTTTCTCTGTTTATAGTTGGTGCAGGTTTTCCTGTTATTTGTGATTTTATATATGGAATATGTTCATAATAATCATTTAATTTTAATTTTTTTAAGATGGTTTTTATCTTTGAAAGTTCCATTTTTTCGATATTTTTAATTCTTTGTTTTTTTAATTCACTTTTAATAAGATTGATAATATTTTCATCAATCTCCGTGGATTCCTTTGCTTGAAATTGACTTAACCCATTAATGGACTATACCTTAAGCATTTAAAAAAAAAGCCCACATCCATCTAGTCTCTGAACCTTCTTCAGAATATACATTTTGAAGCTTGGCTGCGGATTGTCCAGCATTAATAATTTCAATATTTTTACCTCATCAAACAAATGATATGTGTACGGCTATTAACCGTGTTCTCTTATATAGTCACCTAAATAAGATGGTAATTGAAATTTATATGGATGTTCCCGCAATTTGGATATGTCGCTTATTTTACAAAATTATTTTTATTATATTATTGTTTTTTTTGTAAAATAAACTAGCAGATACTTTTAATATCTACTTTTACGAGCAGTATTGATCTAAAATCAAGACATTTTTACTATATTATTAAGTACAGTATTTTTCATATAAAAACACTATAATATTTCATAATATAAAAATTTATCCACTCGCAAAAATGATTTTTTCGTTTGTAAGGAAAAGTTGGTTTTTCCACCATAGGATCCTTATAATTAGTTATTTCGTTTTCTATAATACATTTTTCTACTTCTCCACAGACAAGACACACATATATTCCCTCAGAATAAATCAGCACTTTATTAACTTGTAATCCGCAATTGACGCATGGTTTGTCAGATTTTTTTTGTGTAGGATATCCTTCCAATAAAATTTTATAATCTTCGAACAAACTGGCTCTATCATATTTTAAATTTTGTTTATTGGAGCTTGGATCGTTTGAATTATTTATTATTATATTATTGCTCAAGTTAATATTATATACATTGTTAATAATTTGTGATTTTTCTGTATTTTTCTTATCATTATCTTCATCTGTAGGAACGGTAAGTAAATTTGCTTTTTTGGAAACATTATTATCTGAAATATTTTTTCCTTCCAAATAATCAAAAATATTATTGCTATCCCTTACTAAAGATTCTACATTTTTTACACGTTTTCTCGTGGTTTTCTTTTCCTTTCTTTTCATTTTTGACATTTGATTCAAAATATCTAACTTGTCCAGGGTATTTGTTTTTTTAAATATTTCTATTCCATCAATTTCCCAATCATTGTGTACAATTTCTGAATTAGTATTAGTATTAGTATTATTAGTATTATTAGTATTATTAGTATTATTAGTATTATTAGTATTATTAGTATTATTAGTATTATTAGTATTATTAGTATTATTAGTATTATTTTTTATTGGATCTATTTTTATATCAGAATATAGTTCATGTTTATAGTCTGATTGTATATCAGTTTTAATATCGGAGTGTAAAATATAAGTATGTGATTGTGTATTAGTAGTATTGATATCAGACAATTCAAACTGATTTGTATCAGACAGGTTAGAATTAGATTGATTAATATTATTAATAGAATTATTATTAATATTGTTTGAAACAATTTTATGTCCGTCAATAATATCATAATAATTAAATAATATTTCGTGTGTTTTTTCGTAATAATCTAATTCATCTTCATAATTTTCTATTTTTTCTATTTCTTCTGTCAAATTATTTATTTCGTCAATAAGTTTTGTACGCACACTGATATAATTATGAATTTCAGAATTATTTGAATCTAATATTTCCAAATCATTTTTTAGTTTTAATAATTTTCTTTCTTTTTTGGGCATATCATCTCTTTTTTTATTTATCCCATTGATAATTTTTTTATGTGAACTATCCAGAGTATCTATGGTGCTTAGATACTTAATTTTGTCTGGTTTAAATTTAAATTGAGAACTCATATATAATAACAAATAATATAAGTTCTTTTAAATTAAAAAATATTTTAATATAGATTAAAATATAAAATAATTATTTTTTGAATTAATTTTTTTATTTTTTTTTTTTCTAAACCAATAATATATAAATAACTATGGGCGGTGGCTTAATGCAATTAGTAGCTTATGGTGCACAAGACGTGTACCTTACTGGAAATCCTCAAATTACTTTTGAATAAAGAGTTGAAAAGCAACAGGCTTGTACTATATGGATATGTATAAGATAAACCCTTAAGTTTTCCATATCACTTAACGTGATAAACAGTTGCTAGTGAACTTGTAAAAAAAGATATTTTTATTATAATTATTGTTATGATATTAATAATTTTACAGTTTGCGACACTATCAAAATGCTGGAAACCCCTAAAGCTTCCATTACCAAGCTATTGTAGAAATACAGTGGTGGCCAAGAGAAAAAACTTGGGTAAGGTAATAATATGGAAGATTTGAATAAAATTATTCAAAATGGGCAATCAGCAGCCAAATCCTAAATTATATAAGATTAACAAAAAATATTTTTGTTAAATATATGATATGGATGCAGTTCAACGACTAGATGGTAGTGGGTAAAATACATATAAAAAAAATCAATAAAA